GAACCTCCAGAAGTAAGAACCATTTTTGTTTCAGATGCCCAACCTCCTCCTGTTCCAAATTTCAAATTGTCGGAATCGTTACCATCGTTTCCAATAATCCATTTTGCCGTAGTATTTTCTTCTAATACTATAGCAGAATCAGCATCATTTGCAGAAGTAATATATAAAAATGCTGTACCACTTGAATTTTTAACATTCAAAGTAGAATTAACATGAGGCTGACCGCCAATTCCTAATTTATTTGTATTTAAAAATAATGGCGATGTTGTTCCATCTCCATCTACTACTTGTATTGCATTAGAGCCATTACCAGCTACTAATGTATCTGTATTGCCATTTAATTTTAAAAGCGAGGTATAACTACTCGCTACGCTTACGCCTGATAAACTTGCCATAATATTCCTTTAGTCTAATTCATCCCAGGGAGTATCTAAATCCTCCCAATTCGATACAATAAGAGCCCAGCCACCTACAAGTCCTTCTAATACTTGTAAACAAGATCTGGCGAAATTGACTCCAAACTGAATCATAATTAATAAAGTAAGATAATATCACCACTGTCTACAGTTGCATCTCCAGTGGTGGTTGCTTTGGTTGGTCTAATCGGTAAGAAAGAACCAGAATTACAGTTTTTAAAGGTTACTGCTGTACCATCTAACGTAAACTTATAATCGTCAGATACGCCTATGTATACGCCTTTTGGTTGTGCAAAAGTACCTGTACCTGTATGTACAACTGCTTTGTTTGCTGATCCTAATCCTTTTACTGTTGATATTGACGAGCCACTTGCCATTTGTGCTAATCTCCTTTTAAAGAATGCTCTTTACTGTGGGGATAAAAAAAGCCCCAGGTTATTATTCCCGAGGCTACAGGAGTATCTGAATTTCCAAAGGTGTAGCAACCAATGGCAAATTTATTTTAATAATTTATTTTAGGTTGTATAACTACTTTTTTTTGTGATTGCTTTTTAGATTTTTTCTCATCAAACGTAAAGCCTATTGCTTCTCTAACTGGTTTTTCTGCCTCACCTTTTACAACTTTTATTGCACCAAAGAAAGTTCTTTTAATACCAGCATATGGCAACCCTAATGCTTTGGTAATTGCAAGTAAGAAATTATTAATAATGTACCAAGTGTTTTCTGTATCTAAATCTTTTTTACCTAAATAGATTTGTCTCATTCTACCTAATGATTTATTCGCATCATTAAATGGATCTAATATAGATATTTCTCCTGCTTTACCATACCGTTTGCCACCTAATGTCTGTACAATAGTTTCTATAGCTTGGCCAAAAAACATAATACCGTAAAATGGAGACAATACTAATGATAATATTTGATCTTCCTCATCGTATTCAAATCCATTAGCAATCCAAGTAAACAACGAAGGCAATACAAATTGAGCAATAAATATTTTACGAACATTTTCTGATATTGTTCCCCTTCCTGCCATAAGGTTTCTATACCCACTCATCCACATTCTGTAATATTGATTTGGAGATGTCATAAACATTGTAAACAGTTTAGCAAACGAACCACCTCGTTGTATGTCTGATAAATCTTCTAACTCTCCTGACTGCTGGGCTCGTAAGGTGCTTGATTCAAATTTCTTCATAGCAATTGCTTCTGCTTCTGCCTTTGTTTTTCCTGCCTTAATCGCCTTTTTATATTCATACTTATACAAAGGATAACCTCCCATGTATATTGCAGTTTTATCACCGAATTTTGTTAATGCATACGCTACATTGTTTAACAAGTCTGTACCTGTTAATCTGTTGCCTGGTTTTATTTGTCGCATTGCAAGAGCAATATCTCTTTCCATACCAGCTTCGTATCTCATATCTAACATATTTGATTTACTTAATGTTTTTAACATCTTTCTTGCTTCGATAGGATTGGCTAATGAAAAAAAGTTTTTGGTCCAATCTGCAATAGGAATATCACTTGCATATGCTGGTATAGATGCCAACTGTTTTAAGAATACGACAGGATTTAATCCAATAACTGCACGACTAAAATTTGCTCGTAATACATCTAAAAATCCTACGCTTTGACTTCGGTCTATACCACCCCTGGCCAAATCATCCATAAATTTATTTAAGACTCTGCTAATAGGTTTTCCATGAAAATCAACAATGGATCTACTAATGTTACGATTGCTAAATACAGTTCGCAGTTCTCTCATTACGTTTGTGTAGGCAATAAAATGCTCCATTTCTGTAATGTGCTGAAGCATAATAGTGTCACCATCAACCCACAATAACTCTTCTACATTGCTAACACGAGACTTCAACGAACCATTTTGCACAGACCCAAAAGGTGTTTTTTTCTTGTCAAAAGTTGGATCACCTTCATCCCCTTTAGATCCTATGCTTCGTTTGATAGGAGAGTACACAGGGTTGAACGGTAAGTTTACATAGAATCGTTGTCTAAATACTTTGTTTACTCTTTGGTAGTACATTGGATAGAACTCATTCAATTGCCATTTTGCCCAATCTAAAACTTCTTTTGGCAACTGTTCTTCTATCTGGCGTTGCGTTTTCATTACATCCCAACCCATTTTTTCAAACGTAGGATGCAATGTAGGATCCTGTAGTTCCATCCATTTTTTATAGGCTTGATTGTAGGTTAGTTCACTGGTAATCATTGGACCTTTTATATCGCCTATCTTACCATCGTTGTGACGTAAAGTAATTGTATCTATATTGTTTTGATTGATTCTGTTTTTAAGTTTTCTGCCTTTAAGTTTGTATATCTCGGATGCTTTATCTTTTAATAAGGTTGTCATTTCTCTCATACCATTAAACTCTGCAAGTTTTGCCTGGCGAATCTGTGGCATAAAATATTGATTAATTAAAGACTGTAACGGTTTTGATGTTTTATCCAACCTGGACAACTTATCAAATAAGTATTCCATAGATTGACTTCTATTATCAATTTCAGATAGTGCTTCTCGTATTGCACCCATTTCTTTTGGTTTTAATTGTTGTACCCCTGCCTGGGTTTGTGGTCCTGCTCCTCCTGTAATAATGTCTAATATCTGATCTGATATTTCTTTCATCCTGGTCTTATATGCTTCTCTATCTTCCAATACTTGCATACGACCCTGCTCTACCAAACTATCAAATTGTTCTGTGGCCCTGGCAATATCTTCTGTCGTTTTATCTTTTATAGCACCATAGGTCATCAATATATTTAAATCTAACGATTGTTGATCTGTAGGCTCTCCATTGTTATCAATCATTTCCATTAATAACTCTATTTTACTCTCTGCATCAGCAACAGACAGCTTGTATACTTTGTTTATCTCATTTACAATGTCCTGAACATCTGCACCTACTTGACCTCTTGGAATACCATTTACTTTTTTTATCTTTGCTTTTTTCTTAATTGTTTTATTCCATTTTGCAAGAGCAGTACGTTTGTTTACTTTGTCTACAACCCTGTTAATTCTTTCCAATGCTTCCAGCATTTGTTTGGCTCGTTTAGCATCTCTGACTTTAGCAAGTAATCCTGTTACCTCCGACTTACTGTATATACCCCTGGGTAAATTTTCTCTGGCATATTTTGTTACAATTTTTTGCAGTTTTGCTATTTCTTTTTCTTTTTCTACTGCACCTAAACGGTATGCTCTAATAATTCTGTTTTTAAGATTAGACCTGGTAATATTCATGTCTTGAATCTTTTTTAATTCTTTTTCTATTGGAGTAGGATCATCGGTTGCTATCTGCTTAATTCGGATAATACCAAACAAATCCATAGCTGTTTTTATAGCATCTTCTGGGTATCCTAACTGTACAAGGTCTATTTCAAAATCTTGCTTTGTATATTCTTTTTTTGACCCTTTTTGATTTTGATATAACTCTGCTAAAGGTGTGACTAAATTTTCAGGAGATAACCTAAATGATATTCTGGGATCCTGTGGGTTAAATGTACCTTTGTTAAATACAGATTTAATTTGAGTAGGTTCAAATACACCTATAGTTGCAAATGTTTTACGTTTAAAAAAATCTTGTTCTTCTAATGCAACAGAATCATAACCTTGTTCTTTTAACTGTCTAACTGTTTCACTGTCATTAATAATCTGGTAAAAAGGTATTGGAACATTATCAGAAAAATTTGTTTGACTTAAATCAACTCCTAAAATTTTTTCAGCTTGTATTTTTGTAACAGTTTCTTCGGCAACAATTTTTTCTGTAAATATTTTAGGATTTTTTACGTTTAAATAAACTGGATATATAGAACCTTCACGAGACATAAATGGTCCAAAGGCATATTCGTTAGCAATTTCAGTATTTCCAAACCATGATATTTCTTGATTGCTATCGAAGATACTAAAGTCATTACCTTCAGTATAAATATTTGCCATTTCCCTACGACTTTTATTAGTCCCATGATACACAACCATTGGATTACCATCGTTATCTATTAATTGAGATCCTTTAAACCATTTTTTAAAGGAAGGGGATTTTAGGACATCGTCAGTGGAACTTAATCTATAAGAAGGCTTGGGTTTAGCCTTGAGTTGTTTTAGGAGTCGTTCTCTGTCTGCTTTACGTTTGTAGAAATCTGGTAAAAACTTGGAGACTGCTTTTGGGATACCTGTGTTGGTTTTGTTTTGGTAGTCTTGGATAATTTCAATATATCTTTGTATAGCTTTTGAGCGTTCGGACTCATTTGTGATAAATCGAAATTGTCCTTTTTGTTCTGTGTATTCTTTTGCATTGTAATAATCCTTTACTCCGTTAATAAAATTAAGATCAAAATCACCAAAATTCCATATAAAAATATCTTGTTGGTTTCCTCTAATTCTTACTGTTTTGTTTGGTATTTTCATTGTTGTAAGAACTTCATTAAGATCTTCTAAATCTGTTTGGTCAATAGTTATTTTTAATAAAGAATGGGGACCATCTTCTTTTCCTATAAAATTTGTAACATCAATTTGATTAAATACTAACCCAATTAACGATCCCCTATAATCGAGAAGATCCTGTTTTTGTTTTCCAAAAAACCTACTTACTAATGCTGGTTCATCACCGTATTCTTCTGTAAAACCAACTGTACTTCTGGTTGCTGTACCTAATCCTAATTCTTCATCTAATTGCGATACAAACTGTCTGGCCTTAAACTGTCTTTCTCCCCCTGCTCTTTGTACTGCTTGTTCTGGGGTTGTATCTTCGGTTTCTCGGCTAAAAAACTGAAAGTCTGGGTTAGGTGTCCCTGTAAATACATCTTTGCCAGTTTGAGCCATTTCTACTAATTCTTTTGCAATTTTACTTTCATCTGTTGTCATTAAAAAATTGGTTTGAGTTACCATCATACCCCAATTTTTCTTACGCATATCAGATTCAGGCAATTCTTCTATTAAGTTATCAATCGGTATAGGTTCTTTTAACTCTACCAAATTGTCAAAGATTTGTTCAGCAGGATAAACTTCATGCTTTCTAAATCTATCTTTACCTGTTCGTATTTCTTTTAATGTACCCACATAGACAATTTTTCTTCTTAACTGTGGAGCATCTGGCTCTGCATTATCCAAAGCAATTTGAGTTAAATTAATTTTAGGTTTCTTTTTTGCTTTAGGTTTCTTTTGATTAAACTCTTGAATCTCTTTATTAACGATTCCTGCTACCTTTTTTACATCGTTATCATTGTCTTTAAGTAGTTTGTTTACTCTTCGTTTACCAACCGATTTTGCTAATTCTTCTTTTACTCTATTTTGAAAGGAGGGATTGGCTTCCTGACTTCCTTTAATTTGATCATAAGCGATAACTGCTACAGTGTTAAAACCTTCTTTGCCTCGATTAACTAATTTTGTTGCACCAGCTTTTGACAATGCAAATCCATTATAGTTTTCTGTATATCGCAAACCAAAAGGGTCCAGTTTTCCATCTAAATCTCTGGCTACCATATCTGCACCAATCAAAAAAACACCTGTAGGATTGATTTCTCCTACTTCTGTAACTCTATAACTTGCCCCACCATCAGGATCTCTTTTGGATTTAGATAGTTTAGCCTGTTCTACTTTTTGTCCTACTTTTTTAAAATCTGTAGCTTCTTCTAACTTGGTAATTAAAGAGTTGCTTACTTTGCCTTCTCGGATAGCTTTTCGGAGTTGAAAGGAATCTTTGAGAAGTTTTCGAGCCTGTGCAATGAATCGATTAAAAACATCTTTGAGTCTTGCTCCGATGGATTCGTGGACGTTTCCTTGAGTCGCAAACCGTACTGCCACTGAACTGAACCATTCTTTGTTGGATTCTCCTTTGCTTGTTTCTCCTGTGGCTTCGTAGAAATTTTTTCTATCTTCTGAAATAATAGCTTCAAATTCTTGCTCTCCTATATTAGATGATTCTGCATTGTAGTAAACTTCAGCCATCTCTTCGTTTACAGCAACAAATTCATCTGCCAATCGTTGTTCTGTTCCTGCTGTAGATAAACGTACGACATGGCCAGATGTACGCCCTGTAACCATGATTTCTTTAGGATCTAATGTTTCTTCCAATCCATGTTCGTTTAAAATTTCTGCTACTCGATCATTGGATAATTCTTCTTGCTCTACTTCGTCAGCCAGTGTTCGGTCCAGATATTCTCTTTCTATAGTTACGCCAGACTCTTCTTGTGCTTTTTCTATCATCTTTCCAACAAAATCTTTGCCTTCTATTTGCTGTTCTTTGATGTTTGCTCTGGCAGTAGCCTCACGAAACTCTGCTTCTGTTTCTGGAAATTTTTCCATCTCCAGATTTCTGCGAATAACTTCTTTTCCTAAATCAGATTGTGGCTCTATTTCACCTGTTTCCTGGCTGATACCAAGTTCCATTGCTTCATCTTTTGTAACAGCCTTTACAAAATTGTTTATATCCTGATTAGAGAGTTGTTTTAACTGGCCTGTTTCTAATGCATCTAAACCTTTTGCTCTCGCATTTCTAATTCTATCTTGTTTAAATTTTTGTGTTGCTAACCGAGTCGCACCCGATGGAGCAGATTGTCCTATTTCAGCTATACCTTCAGCAATAATCGCTGATGGCTGTATCTCTTCTCCTGCACTTACCTGTCCTGTTGCTTCACCAGCCGATCCTAATACTGCCTGTGTTCCTACTTCTTTCGATCCCTGGATGGCTTTACTTGCTAATGATTTTCCTGGCTTCATGAAACGACCAGCAACACCAGCACTGACTAAATCAAATATAGCAATAGGTACACCTTTACGAAGTCCCAACTTTCTTGCTTCTGACATTATTTTTTGATCAGAAAACCCTCTTGCCAAATCATCTGGATCTTCAACATTTACGCCTAACTCACTCATGACTTCTAACATTTTTCCACTGTATTCCAAACCAAGAGAAGTCAAACCAGCAGAAGTAATACCTCCATACAATGCACCTGAAGTCGCTCCTGCTAATGTACCTAACCCAGGTACAATTGACCCTACTCCTGCACCTATCCCTGCACCTGTCATTGCTCCTGCAATTTGTGTCGGTAAAAATGAGGCCATTGATTCTGCAACCAATTGACTGGTTATTTCTACGGGATCTACTGCTAATGTTTTTAGTGCTTTCCCAAATGTTTCTGCTTTATTAAACTCATTATAGGCTTTGGATCTTGGTATTCCTCTTATTTCAGCCTGTAAAGATGCGATTTCTTTTAGTCGATTTTCTGCATCCAACCCACCTTCCATCTTAATAACATTTCGTGCCAATTGTCCTTGTTTAAACCCTGATTTAATTGCATTTACAAATCCTGTCCATTGATTGGTTTCACCTGGTTGCAATCCAGGTTTGACTAATGGTTTCTGTACGGGTTGTTTTTGAGGTTGTTGAGATGAAAATGGTCTGCCTGTAAAGTAACTGGTATCTCTGTATGCATTTTGCGTTACAGCTTCTTGTATTTCAGGGACTTCATTAACAACCTGTTTTTCTATGCGTTGTATTTCACCTAATCGCTTTGCAGGATCAGGAGCATTTAATATATTATCTTGGCGTTCTTGTTCTATCTGTAGATCATTGTATGCCTGATCCAGAATATCATCTAAATAATTTCGCTGTGGTTGCTGATTTAAAGGATCTGCCATTATCTATTTTTAAGCTGTGTTAGCAATGGAATAATACCTTTCCCATATTTTTTAATTAAATCTTGAGTTGCTCTTTTTTCTGCTAACTCTCGTTGTACTTTGGGATCCAATCCTGATGCTTCTTTCATGTATTTTTTTACATTCGCAAGAATTTCATTTGTTATTTCACCTCGGTTTCTATCTATTTTTCTTATATCAGGCGTTGTTGTTCCAAATTTCTGTGCTAATCCTGCTAATTTTAAACTGTCTCCATATGCCTGGGCTTGTTCTTTAAATAACTCATTCCCTGGTATTTCTGTAAATATTAAATCCCTTACAGGTTTTCCCTCTTGATCTACTACGTTCTCTCCATCTTCTTTTCTTTGTACTGCCGATGTTTTGTATGCAAGGTCTCTAAACTGTTGTCTTTTTTTACCAAATCGTAAAATATCTTCTGATGGAGTTGATTTTCTTTTTTCTTCTTGTAATTCTCGTTTGCTTTTTAATTGTTTTGTGCGTTGTGCTATTAACTGTTGTCTGGTAAGAGGCTTTGCAGTTGCTTCTTTAGCTTTATCTTTAATAGTTATTTTTTGTATTTCATCTGCTAACATTTCTTCTGGTGTTTTTTTTACTGTTTTTTTTCGTTGTTTTGCAGATGCTCGTGCAAAATCTTGTTCATCAAGCATTTTTAAAAAATCATCTATTTGTGCCATAGCGTTATCCTGTATATGGTGATTGATTGACTCTAAATCGTGGGTTATTTATATTAAGATCTTCTGGCCTGGTTGTTGGTTTTCCTTGATTGGCTAAAAATCTCATTAAATCTTTGGCACTTTCCCTGGACAAACCTGACTCTAAAAGTCTGCCAAAAAGTTTTGCAGGATCTTCGTCTTTACGAAAATCTTGTACAAATTTATCAACACCTTTCGGTAGGTCTTTTAATCTTTGTGCTTCTCTTGCACCAAATTCTTGAGCTCCTGCTTTTAATGCAGTTTCACCTATTGCACCTACAGTTCCTATTAATGCCTGTCTACGCTCATTCGCATCTTTATCCATAGCCCTGGCATAGTTTTCCCTGGCTGATGATTTTGCTCGTTCTTCGCTGTCAAAAATACGCCTTCCTGTATCGGCTACTGTTCTTCGCACATCTGCTTCAGCTTCTCTTAATCCACGCTGTGCTGATACGCTACCCTGTAACCCTCTGTTTATCAAGTTACCCATGTATCGCCTGTTTGCAAGATTCGCCTGTTTTGTGGCTGTTGTTGCAGTTCTACCTAATACATTCATTTCCTGGCCTGGTGTTAAGTTGCCTTGCTCTCTTCTGTTGCGTAGCAATCTGCCAAACCTTGTGTTCTGAAATTTAGGTTGTAATAATCTTGACCCAGCTTTTCCTGCTTTTGCAACGCCCTGGGCTATCATCATCATGGTCATGGGATCCATAACTTACTCCGTTTCTATTCTCATTCGTTCCACCGAAAATGCATTTGTACTCGATGGAGTGGTTAGTTCTATTTCAAATTTCTTTCCGTATCGTTTGATCGGAAACCTGTTTACGCCACCATCGGCTGTAATTGTTTTTGTAAAGGATGCAGAGCCAGATCCATCCAGGTATAGGTTTACTGTCAGGGTATCTGTGCCTGTAAACTGTATCATTCCATAACGAATCAATCTCTTTTTATCTAAATCCATACGAAATGTTTTACTTTTCCAGGCCACGCCTACTGCTTCATCTACATCAAATTTCTTTATATCCGAATCGGTATTATCCCAGGCTATCGGATAGCTGTTTTCACCATATGCCAGAATATCCAGGTTCGTTGTGGTTTCTACTTTTCTCCAGGTCTTTAACACCACATGATATGCCCACACAACTTGCGTAGCAGGGCTTCCTGTGGTCCAGGTGTAGAGAACTTCGCTATGGTCTTGGTCATATATGCCTTTTATATCTTTCTTGCTTGTAGCGAGTAAAAACTGATCTTCAATCGGTAATGTTATTTTTTCCATTATACTTGGCGTTGCTGTGCTACTGGCAACCATGTTCGGTGTTACTGCGTAAATACCATCATGGAAAACAAAATAAACATGGTCATGTATCTCTACAACACCTTCTGGTGCTATGTTTCCTATGCTGTGTTTGCTTTCTACCACCGACCAGCTTTCTGGGTTTGCTGGATTAGGTACATTCATAATAAAAATTGCTTGTGGCTTAAAAATAACCAATCGACCAAACAGCACAGCTAACCCTGTTACTTCACCACCTTCCCTGTCATCTAATGCGATAACATTGGATACAGGTCTATTATCGTATTGATGCAACTCACTGTATGCTATCCAGTCGTGATGTTCTTCCTGTTTATCCTCTGGGTTTAGCACCAGATTACCTAAAAACAATCTACCTTTAAGTTTTTTAGCATATTGTGCATTAACCCTATTAGAATACACTGTTTGTATATCGGTTTCTCCTAAATCTTCTAATCTGAAATCCTGGCATACAATTCGTACTGTGGTTCCTGATACTGTCTCAAATGCCATTCCTGGTGTTGTTGCACCCTGGGCATTGGTGCGTTTAAATCCACTTAACATTCGTACATTCTCAAATACTTTTCCTGATTCTCTTTGCACATTTGAACCATGTTCTTTATTTAACTTTACCCAACATCCACCTAATGTGGGTTCATAGACACTGTTATTTTCTATTAAAAATGCTTTTCGATTAGATTCGGTTGCATTATTTGCTTCATTTGTATAGCTTGTAATCAACACCGACCCTGCTAACGAGCCAACTGTTAATGTATTTCCTGTTGTGTCGGTTCCCAATGTTCCTGTAATGTCATCAGGTGTATAAAAATATAAAAAGGCAATATTGGGACCTCCAAAAGCCCCTCCTGACGAAGAAGATTTTTTAGTCTCATAATCTCCACCTACTTTCTTTTTTATCTTCCAATCACTTCCTACCATTGTACCATCATCTAAATAATTATTACTCATATCAGCATTACTATCCAATCGTGCCTGGGAAAAAGATCGAGGTATACTTTCTGCTCTTAAAACTACATTGGTGTTTACATTGTGATTAGTAGCAGTTGTAAGCACAGAGGGAGAGACATCAACATTATGCGTTATAGGTAGTTGACCTCTTGAAACAGCACATAATGCTCCAGATGCTAAACCAAGAAAACATAAATCATAATTTGTGGTGTAAGAATTTTGCCCTGGACTTCCCATTGTCGTAGCACTTGAAGAAGCAAATATAAAAGTTGATGTTACTTTTAGCACTGTTAATGTTTCTGTAGTTGCATTAGTATCAGAAGTTCGCAATACATCTCCTTGCACAATAAAAGGTGTTGCATCCAATGCAGTTTCTGGACTTACTGATGTATCTGTAATTGTTTGTAGTCTCCAAGCAGGATAGATTACGCCTTCTTCTGAACCAGATGTTTGATATAAAGAATTTGTAACTCCAACACCTGTTTTTGCTGTTGCAAACGTAGAAGATGATATGGATGTATTATTTATTGTTATAGACTCATCCTCAACTTGAATTTTGTCTCCGCTTTCTATTGTATTATCTGTTGTAAGGCTTGACAAAACGATGCAAGTTTGATGGGCATTCATTTGCCTTGCTAAAAGTGAATGGAAAACAAGAAAAGCATCTCCCCTGTTTTGAGTAGATGTTTCTTTTGCACCCCTCCAAGTATCCATTACGTCAATGCCATCAAAACCATTGTCTACTTCTAAAGCAAAATCATTACCTCCAAAAACACCTTCTCCATCAAAACTTCTTAAATCCTCTGTGCTTTTTATAAAAATAACGTGTTCACCAAAAGCATGAAGCCTTGTTATAACATCTGATGTAGCTGTAGGTAACGCTGTTTGTGAGTCTACAAAAGTCATGTGGCCAATCAACTGATAATTACTATACCCATCAAAGCTGGTTGTATTAGAAAACTCGGTTGCTCTGTAAACATTTACACCTGTAATACGTTTATTTAAAGCACTTGCATCAAACTCAATACTTAACTCAATAATTTTTTTATTTATATCTGAATCCGATAAAACAATTTCTTTATTTTTATCAAATAATGATTCCTGTAACCCATCATATACAGCAGTCAAATTATACTTTACTGTGCCACCAGGTCGCAGTGTATCTCCAGTATTATATAGTCTTGTATCTGTAAAACTAAACGGATTGTTTAACTTGTTTGCATAGATAAACCAGTTAGGATCTGCTGATACTAAACCATTAAATAAGCTACGATTGATGTAACCTAACCAGATTCCTTTTGCTTCTGTATTTGATATTTTACCAACTGCTCCTGGTATAAATCGTATGTTGTCTCCACTGGGTACAATCGGGTTACGTTCTGTTTTATGATATATGTCAGGGACCGATGAAACATTACTGGTATCGATTTCTGCTATACTGTACGCATCCATTATATCAATCCAACGATACTCACAATCTCCTGACCCGTTCCAAGAATTATTTAACCAACCTATATCCGTCATTCGGTACACATCAGCACTGTTTGCAGAGGGTGTACCAGCTTGGGCTTCTGTGCCATACAATGCAATATAACCTTTTGCATGAGTAAAAAAACCAGATCCAGTATGACAATCTGCAAAACAAGTGGGGTTCCAGTGGTCTTTATCATTATCAACATCACCTGTTCCTGGATTGCATAAAAGTTCAAGAGATATAGATGAATTTACTCTAAATAATTTGCCACTTGTTTGAGTAGGGCTGGTAACGTCATCTGTTCCTACAATTAAATATTTTTCTCCACCTGGAGTAACTGCATGATCTAAAAGAGTGCAATCTACTGAAGTAGAAAACTTTGAAGAATTAACATCTGTATTTAATGCACTAATTATTGTTGAATCTGTATGTGTGGAATATTGAATAAAAAAATCGGACCCTCTTTGGTAATTAACTACAATCGATTCGCTTCGATTGCTGTTTTGACCAAAATCAGTTTTTGATATACGTAATGGTGTTCCTGTAACTGAAACACTACTTTGCAAAGCAAAATTTGTTTCACTGCTTAAAATATCTAATGTGTAATATTTTATAACACCTGACTCTTGAGTTTGCACTACTAAATATTCATGGTTTACATCGTTTAAACTTGTAGACCCATTTGCAGTTAATCTATTTGTTTGAACAATAGAGGTAAGACCTTTAGTGTCTGCAATCGGAATTGTTCCTCCTCCTGCTATTCCTAATGTCATTTGAGCAATATTATCTGAAGTGTCTACTGTGTATAGCCCTAATGTTTCTGCAAGAATAAAAAGTTTATTGTTTGCTATAATCAAATGAGAATTTTGAGTTGTAGCAGTTGAATTTGGCAAAGCCCCAACAACTGTTTCTTGAATAGATCCTCCAGCAGTACAAGTATATTTAACAATTTGATTGTAATGAACTGTAGGACTTCCCCCATTATAAGAATAATGCACATATACAGCATTATTAAAACCTTTCATGCCACAAACGCCAAACCCTGAAAAAGAACCACCACTGTAACTATTGTAAGCTGGTTGATTTAAATCTATGTAATCTGAACCAGTGCTTAAAGTCACAACAGAAGTTCCTGTATTAGCAAGAGACAAAACGGTTCCATTAGAAACCATTGGTGCAACAGCAATTTTTTCTATTTGGCTCAAGTTTGTTCCTTGAAAATCAACTGCTTCATCTACAATAACATGAGTAAAATGTTTTCCACCCCAAGATCTGGAAATTGCACCAAATGTTAAACTGGTTTCAAAAAAACTTTTACCTCCCCAGGTTGTAGCATTATCAGTATTTACCCCTAAAGATGTAGAAGATGTTATATGATCTGCCTGTTCATACACCCCTGCACCTGAAATACTTGCTTGTGGCGAAGCATTGTCTTTGCAATCCTGAACCAGGACAAAATCATCCTCTACAATTCCATGAGCAGATGCTGTTTGAAACCATACTACATTATTTTCTATTTGCAAATGGTCATTTACATCAGGCAAAGATGGATCATACCACCATAGTTTTACTTTATTGTCTCCTCCAATGGTTACCAATAGGTATCTAAAACCATCTCCTGCATCGTTACTGTTACCTGTAAAATATTCGCTTATAAAGGTGTAAATATTGTAGACAGTGTAAGTGGTCCCTAACTTGGTATTAACAAAAGATAGCCCTATTGTAGGGATTCCTGATGGTGTTCCTGCACCAAAAGTTTTCTCCAGCTTCCCTGCTTGTATTTTTAGGTTTTTAATTTCCTGGGCAACATTATTTGGCAAATCTTCCAGGTCTGCATTGGTTAATGCACCCTCAAAATCTTTTATGTCAATAAATTTTGCCATTAACCGACAGGATAGTTAGGATATACAGGATCGACCAGAGCGTTGCTACTGCTATAATCAAATGGTAGCCCTTCTCCGACTACATTCGTAGCTGGATTCTGGTTATATCTGGCTACAAACTCAAATCCTCGGTTCATTGCAGTGTTCATTCGGTCAGGTTTGTCAGATAATCGCCATAATTCTGCTTCTGCAAACTCTAATATTGCATCGTGAAAAATAGCGTTAAGGTCGCTGGTGCTATCCACTGCTAATGCTGTCGGTGTTTTGATGTAATAACAGTCTACATTGGCAGAATTGTTGTAAATATAAATTCTATTCTTAAAAATAAAGTATACGGGCTCTGTAGAACTAAAGGATACATAGCCTGTAGAAAAATCTTTAACGATCTCAAAAGATACCTTGCGTATAAATTCGCTGTTTGCAATGCGTATTCCCAGGATTCCCAATGGTCCACCAAACGGATCCGAGTCTAATGCTCCAGCTTGTGTTGGTATAAAAAAACTTTTAAAAAAGGTATCTACATCGTTATCGGTACTCATACTGATACCTGTTTTGATTACATGAAGATCGGTCAGTAAATGCCTATTTAAGGACTGTATCAGCCTATCCTGGGCACGATTTAAGTATCGTAACTTGACTGTATCGGAAAAAAGATCCCCAGCAGAATCTTCCATCCTGTCTCCTAATATTGTTAGCATATCGTTTGTAGTCATTTGTTTCTCCAGGTTGAAACGCCCCCCCTATAAAAGGGGGGATGTTTCGTTTATTGTGTTACTTATGCGTAGTTTTGTGGTGAATGCAACTCTGTAACGACACAATGTGCCTTTCTGTTAGTTACCACCATGTTACCATAGGTATGTACTTTCTGCACAAATGTGTTACTTTGTGGATCTTCAACCATGTCAGATGCAGTAAACTTTGCACCAGAATTAAAGAACATATACAAGTAGTTTGTGTTCAAAAAGTAGATTCTTCCATCGCTGTCTCCAGATTGTGCTGTAACAATATCCTGGTCAGCTACAATGTCAATACCTCTGTATGACATTCCAACAAAGCCCATTTTAGCCATACGATCTGATTCTAAATTTCCACGCTTGAACTCGCCTAATTCAGATTCTAATAAATCGTAGTGATACTGCGACATTACAATAAGATCTGGATTCTCACCTGTTTGTTTTTTTGCTTTTGCAATACCACGAGAAAGGATTCTTAAAATGTAAGTATCTTTGCTCGGATCTTGCATATCGCCTTCATTGATTACATCACCAGCACCATCAGCAGGAGAAGTTGTATCTGTACTATCTTCAAAATCAGATGCTAACAATACAGGTGTCTGCCAGAATGTGTTAGATGCAGGAGACAATGCAACAGTGATTCCTCCTACAGTTCCAGCACCACTTCCTAAAAGATGGCCTAATGGATTAAAAGCATCTCCAGATAAAGATGTTGCAAACATATTTTCGGCAACTACTTTTTCTAACTGCTTTTGTAGGTTCTGTACTTTTGCACCTACAATGTTTTTAATGGCCTGTGGGCTATTCATTAACAAGGTTTCTTCTTTGGTTAAGAGGAAATGGCCTGTTAGCATTGTTGGTTTATACGATGCTGTTTGTGCAATATCAGCCAAAGCAGGAACATAACCACCAGCAGGGGATCCACTGTTTGCTATTCCATGACGATCACCAAATACGGTGGCACCACCAGCTTGATATTCTACGGGTACAACGATCTCACGACCATTGAATGTTTGTGCCTTCTGCTTCATTATAGCAAGTAATGGATGAGACTTCTTAAAGATGTTATCATACAAAACAGGCATATAATA